GAGCGACTCACGGTGGTGCGTGATGAATCTGGCGCGGTCGTGTCGGTCACTTCCGAGTTCACCTATTTTGATGGTGACGGTCACGACCTCCACGAGTTGCAAATAGTCACGGACCGCGACGGTCAGCGGGTTGATTTCGGCGACCTCGGTTGGGTGTGGTCGGAAGTTAACGTGTGGGATTGTCCGGTGTGCGAGACGATGGCGGATGAGTGGGGCGCGGATGGGTGCTCATGTTGGTGGTGCCGGTCGTGCAAGGCGACCAATCCGGAGGGTGACAACCAGTGCCGGTCTTGCCACACTTCGTTTTGCATTGATTGCGCGTGTGTCATTCAGTGGCGTGAGGAGTTGCAGGGGTGGGATGGCGACCATGTGGCGGGATGCTTCATGGCGTACCGGAACGAGTGGCAATCGGCGAACTAGAACCGGCACGGTGGGGCGGGGCGGTCGGTGCCCGTGCGCGGTTCGATTCCGCGCCGTCCACGATTCCTGACACACCGTCGGGGATTCGTGTCACCCGATCGGGTGACACTTTCAAGAAAGGGAATAGCAGTGGCAGCTATGAAGGAGATTCGGGACGCGGTTCACGCGAATCCCGAGACGGTTATTACCGTCACGAAACACGGCACAAGAAAAGGCCAGAAGGTAACGAAGCATCGGTATCAGGCGGAGTGTGTGGGATTCGCACAGAACCCACCACGGGTCTTGGTTCGCCAGATTTGGGCAGGTGATGATGACGGGTCGATTCATCCGGAACCGGAGGACGTCCGGATTGTTTCCCATGACACAGTGGAAAGCGTGCCCGCTTCTGATTGTGCGATTACCGGTGTCACGATGCGGGACCTAATCGACGCGAAGATTGAGCAAGTGCAATCTTGGCGTAAGTATCAGGCAGAGACGGAAAGTGCGGAGCGATACCGCGAGGGTCGCGTTGCTCCTATCGTGGAAGCGTTCAGGGAAGTGGGCGGGGCGGTGTGTGTGACTCACCGCCCCGAGCGAACCGATGCGGACGTTTGGGGTCGATTCACTGGAAGTGTCGCCTTTCAGATTGTACTGCCGTACGATTCGGACGCGATAGACAAGCTCGCGGGCATCCTGGGCGGTGTGACGGCGTAGCACGGTGGGGCGGACCGGTTGGCGGTCTCTGTCCGGTTCGATTCCGGACCGTCCGCGATTCTTGGCAAGGTGCCAGGGTCAACTACTGAAGGGGTAGGAAAATGACAGTGACAGTCAGAGAGTTACGCGCAGTGGCTCAGGATGTTGACCGTATGGCGCGAGCCTGCGGGATTTTGGAGGGTGAAGAGTGGACAGAAGAGACGGGGTGTCCGGCTCATCTGGTTGGTTCGTCGTACAGGTTCCCGCACCTTGTCCTAGAAGAAGGCTCCGCCACTTATGGGCGGGCGTGGAGGTTGAACGCGACCGGCGGGACACGCTACCGCACCGGTCATTCCGACCCGCTCCACTTGGGGTCGGGTTATCTGGGCAGCACGAAGGCGGAAGCGATGCGATGCCTTCGTGGGTTGCAGGCAGCTTTCTGGGCGAAAATGAGCGCGACGGAGCGTGGAGCATGGAGGGCAGATAACGACTGAGTGCCGACAATATCGGCACGGCGTGGCAGCTGGCGGTCATCTTCAAGGATGGCGCGGGTTCGATTCCCGCTCACGCGCTCCGGTCCCCAACGGGGGGACGGGAAACACTACAGAAGGGTAGAACAATGAGAGTAGAGATAGGGAGCGGCGCGACCGCTCAAGGTGTGGCATCCGCATTGAAGGGTGCCATTAGTAAAGAGAAGAACAAGGTGCACCTGACGGCGGTATGTCTGTCAATGCGCACCACACCGGACGGCTCGGACGTCATCGAACTATCGGCGACGGACGGCTACCGGTTGCACCGTGTCGGAGGGTTCGGCGGGGCAATGGCAAGTGATGAGCCGGTGCTGATTAGTGGCGCGGAGCTTGTGAGGGCATTGCAGACAGTGGGGAAGGTTGCGAAGTATCAACCGGTCACTATTGAGACGGACCCCACACTTGCTGACACGGTGCGGGTGTGCGCGGACGGTAACGCGGTGACGGTGCCGACTATCGCAGCGACGTTCCCCGATGCGGCGTCACTGTTCGACGGGTCAACCGACATGGAAACGGGCGCGGGTGTGAACGGTTCCTACCTTGCGCAGCTCGCTGACGCGGCGGATGATATCGCCCGCATCGGGGCCGGAAAAGGTGAACCTAATCCGGTCATCCTGGAGACGGTGCGGGTGCGCAAGTGTATGCGCGTGTCGTCCGTGTCAGTGTGCGGGCAGTACCGTTTCGACGGGTTGCTCATGCCACGGCGTATCAAGTGATGCGCAGCGCGGGGGCAGACGGTGCCCTTGTCCGGTTCGATTCCGGACCCGCGCACTACCCCCACACGGGGGTTACCAACAGAAAGGGGCCAGTGATGGCAACAATGAAGGAAAGGCGCGACGCGGTGCGTGAGCGTCTCGGATACAACGAAAGGACACGGGCGGACGTTCTTTACCGCTCCGCAATGACCTGGTCGATGCTCGCAGCGGTCGCCACACTTGTCGCGTTACCGTTCGACCTGGAATGGCTCGCGGCACTGTCAGCCACTGTCGTTGCGGTCACATGGGGAAAGTGGAGTGAGGAGGCGTGAAGCTGTATGTCATCTCCAGTATCGGAACAGAAGGCACCACGGAGACGGTTGTTGAATCGGATAATCGCGGTGTGAAAGGTGGCAAGGTTCCGGACCACGTGTTGGCGTACGCCCGCACGGTGGCAGCCACTGTGAACGCGCAACGGGTCGAAGTGGGCACCTATGTCCCGCCGTTGCTGACCGGTAAAGGTGTCGGACGTATCGGCCAGGTCACCTGGTTGCACACTGAGACACTGTGACACGCCCGACAGTGTGGCTCGCCCGTTCTGTTGCTGATGCAGTGACAGGGCGGGTGACCGCCATCTCCGAGCGTGTCCGTGTGAAGGTGCATCACACAGCACCGCGCGCCACGTACCACGTTGAAAGGTATCTGGTTGGTAAGCATCGACAGTATTGGTACGGCCCGCATGATGACCGGTTCGGTTCGGACCGTGACCGTGCTTACCGTTTCCGGTCCACGGAGTTAGCTGAACGAGCTATCGAAGGATGCCTGCTGAAGTTACGTTGCACGAACCTGGCGGTTGTGCCAGACCCCTGACATATGCTAGGTTCGCACCTGGTTCTAGTGCCCCGCTCCCGCGGTAACCCTTCCTGCGGTTGAGCGGGGCACTTTCATGCACCACACCCCACCCCACTGTGTTGCACAGAACACACCACAACTCTCAGCGCAGGTTGTCGCGCTCCTCAGGGGTTAACCCACCCCACATTCCGAACCGGCGAACATCACCGGTTTCGTAATGCAATGCAAGGTTCAGGCATTTGCGTCGATGATTACACATGGCACACACGGCACGTGCCGGTTCCCAATCAATGTTCCCTGCACTGTCCGGTTCTGGGAAGAACAGGTCGCGGGGATGATGCAAACAGGGGACGGTTAGACGCCAATCACGCGGCACTACCAACTCGCTGACGTCGGGCCAGGTCAAGGCGTTGCTGCGGGGTCATCCCCCCATAGTAACCCCACCTGCCCACTGTCGGCTCGGTTTCCACAGACATAATCCACTGCAAACATTCCTGTTGAACCGAACACGCAGCACAATGCTGTCTTGCTTGCTGGTACGGGTCACGGTGTTTGTTTCCTCCGCGGTTGTGGAAGAACACTTCCACTGGTACCCCTTTGCAAGCTGCCTTGTCACGCCAGTTCATTTCTTTTTCTTCCCTTTCTTGGTTTCTGGTTGTGGTTTGTTGTGGCACCAGCACACACACCCGATGGTTTCCCAGTCTTGCCAGTGTTTCAGCATGTCTGAGACGGTCCAGCAATGTTCGCAGAACCCTGGTGTCCCGTCATAATCAGTGGCTCTGCTCATGTTGGTTGATTTGTTCTGCTATCCATTGTGCGACGGGGGATGCGACCCCGTTCCCGCACATTTTGTAACGGGTTGTGTCACTGTTTGTTTTGCCGTCGGCTCGGTGCAGGGTGTGGTTGTCGGGCCACCCCATGAGTCGTTCACATTCAACGGGTGTTAATCGACGTACTTGCATTTCTCCTGCTATGAAAGTTTGTGCGTGGTGTGATTGCACTGACGGCCACAACGCTTGTAATGCCCGTGCTGTTTGGATTTCTGTTGCTGAAAAGTTGTTTGCTTGGGCATCTTCTCTGATGCTGTATGCCACGAAAGGCACGTTGTTCCCTCCGGTTCCCATCTTTGCTGACAAGGTGTTAGTTGTGACGCCGTGTTGGATGCGGATTCCGTCACGGTATGAGTTGTCAAAGGCGATAACCACTGTTGCTCGGCTATCACCCGTGTTGTCAAAAGCGTTCAATGTTGGACACACCCCACCTTCAATCCATGTTTCGTAATCATCAGGGTTTTGTGCTCTACGCCGTTTCGTGAACCACATCATGTGCCACAGCCATTCCTGCCCCGTTTGACCGCAATGTGGGGCTGGCAATGTCGCTCGGTTGCGCGTCTAATCCTTGTGTGTGGCTGAAAACAATCGGGTTGATGACAAGATGACCGTTGTTCACATCCTGATTCACGATTGTTGACCGATGATACAACTCTGCTGAAATGCAATTTGCTATGTCGCGTCCGCTTGCAAGTTCGCTACCGCTTCCAGTGCCTGTTGAAGTTTCTCTGGTAGTGTTTTCCCGCGTTTGTTTGCCCGTCTTAATATTCCTTCGGCGGCCTTCCCCGACAGCAAGTATCGGTTGTCCACTTCTGCTGAACTTTGAAGAATCAAAGACAGCGATGACGAACACTCGCCGACGCCGCTGGGGGACTCCGAAGAACTGCGCATCCAAGCAATGCCACTCGATGTGACCAGCCCTGAGGTCTGCCATTTCTTGGATGACTGCCTCAAAGTCGTCACCGTTTCTTGAATTGAAAGCCCCTGGTACGTTCTCCCAGATGGCGTATCGGGGAAAAGTGTTTCCCGTTGCATCCTGCATCTCCTTGATTATTCGGGTCGCTTCAAAAAACAAACCGGACCGTGACCCTTCTAGTCCTGCTCGTTTCCCTGCCACAGACAGGTCTTGGCATGGGCTGCCAAAGGTAATGACATCAACAGCGGGTAGTTCTGCGCCGTTCACATCAGACACATCCCACCATTTCGGAACATCAGGCCAGTGGTAGGTGAGAACCTGCTGGCAATGCTTGTCCCATTCCACTTGCCACGCACAGTCCCAACCAGCTGCTTCCAATCCGAGGTCGAATCCTCCGACACCTGCGAACAATGACCCGAATCTCATTGTGTTACGTGCACCATGTTCATGCAACCGAGATACCCGATTGCGTCCACCAACGAATCGTGGTGCCAGGTTTGACGTTCACGTGCTGTGCGCAACCGTGCCATCTTCACTGCCACCATGAAACACAACGCTTCCTGCACGGTCAACTCAACACCGGTCAACCCGAAGAAGATGTCAACCACTTTGCTGTAATCCTCAGCAGGGTGAGCGTATTGGGTTTGACGAGGACCAGTAATCAGGTCGTGTGCTTCATGCAGAATCTCTGCACCCTTCAACACCGTCATCTCAGAACGGTTCCTCATCGGTCAACGTGCGACCAACCTTCGCAGCGACCTGGTTCATGGTTTGCTGTGAACGGTCCTTCAACCACACATCCCAACGAACAGAGCAACCGAGGTCGTCAGCGATGACCTTCGTGAACTTGCCCTGTGAGCCGTCCTTCTTCTTGTACTCGTCGGTTTCCATTCGACCGACCACAACGACGGTGTCACCTTTGTTGAGTGACGCGGCTGCGTTCTCAGCTGTTTTGCCGAACGCGACAACAGTGAACCAGGTGGTTTTCTTCTTGTCATCTTTGCCGGTGGTGGATGCGACGGTGAACTCAAGCACCGCCATGTTTGATGGGGTGACACGCAACTCTGGTTGCTGACCCACGTTTCCTACAACAGTGATGTTGTTGCTCATTTTGTTTTCTCCTGTAACGGGATTGTTCTTGCAGCCTTCTTAGGACATGAATGTGTTGGCGCATACGTCATAGTGACGAATGTTTCTAGGGTCGCACCGCAATGCGGGCAAACCCAAACCCGTTTCAAAGACATACCCTTCGATGGCATCTGCTTAGGGTACCTTCATCCACCGTTTGATGTCAAGATGTTTTTGGTTTTTGATACAGCCCCAACCGTTCAACCCGACAGCTGGTCTGTCCCACACGTACAGTGACCCGTCTTTACGTTTCACCAATGTGGACCATCCGAACACGGCAATGCGGTTCGCTACCACAACCTGCTCGATGATGGTTGCTTTGGCGGGGTGTGATGCGAACTGTTCGCCACCGAACCGCTCCCAGGTTCCCATGTTGCTGTCACGGAACCGGCCTTTCGTGTAGATGCCTAGACCTCCAGCCCAGGTTCCACGGTCTTGCCAGTTGCCGTTCACCTCGCAGATGGACACAGCTGCCCAATATGCGAGTGGTGGGGTGCGCCGGTCTTTCTGTTGAACGTACAGTTCAAGCAGCGCGTTCGGTTTCCCTTTCTGTAGAACCGGTGGTTTTTCGTCAGCCATGACCGGTGCTGCTGGTGCTAGTAGTGATAAGAACAATGCGGTGAGAGCGACTTTGCGCATGGAAACTCCTTGTTTGAGGGACAGGTCAAGCAGGGTTCATAGTTCTCCTTTCAACGGATTAGATAAGTCTAGTCGTACAGTTCGTTGGTCATCAGGTCTTGCACTTGGTTGGGCATTAGCACGAAACCCTTTGCTGGGTTGTCGCTTTTAGCAGCAAAAGTGCGTTTCATTAACGAATGGTAGTTGGCTCGCAGGTACCGTTTCAGTCGCGCCACTTCGACTATGATGAACGACCCTGGTGCAAACAAGTACACCCACCAATCAGCTTCAGTGACGTTGATACCTGACAGTTTCCAACCTTCGTTGCGTGGGTTTTGTTCTGTTTCCACAGCCATACGCCCGTTGCGATAGCGGTCGTATTTCACTTCAAACTTGCCACCGTCAAGTGCTTCAAGGAAGTCACGGATGATTTGTTCCCCTTCCAAACCGAACGCTAGGTCGCGTTGGAAGTTGGGTCCGTCAATGTCGTGACTTGGTTGGTAGCTCATCGATAGTAGTGGGACAGGCAAAGTCCGGCTACGAAACCGAGCACGGCCATGAACAATCCGGTCATTGCGATGCCTCCTTGTGGCATGGTATGCAGAACAGGTAGCCGTCTGATTCAACGTAGGACACGGTGATGACATAACGCTCCCCGTTAAGTGTCAGGTGTTGTGTGCCGAGCGTTTCCCCGCACCATTCACAGGGCGGGTTACTCTCCTCTTGTTGCTTCACGGTACTCATACAAGGCCACTTCAGCTTCACCGGTGAACGACCCCCATCCGGCGAGACGCTCAGCAATCTTCCGCCACTTCTGCACTTCACCTTCAAGGTGTTTGATGTACTGCTGCGTGATGTAGTTCGGTTCGTCATGTGATTGGAACACGCCACCATCACGGGCGTAATGCTCCCAAATCGGGTCTGCTCCGCTCACCACTTCTCCCCTTTCGATGGGTGCCAGACCTGTTCGTGACGCCTACGGCGGGCGATACGCCTCGTCAGAAAATCAAACCACACCAGCATAGAAATACCCAGCGAGGTAAGAAACAGCAAACTAATTGTCAAGTCCATCATCTGCGTCCTCCGTTGCAGTCGCGTCCAAATACGCATCGATTGCTTCCCGTTCCTGGTCTGTCAACTCTGATGACCGTTCAAGTTCGTTGCCGAACACCCGTGTGACCAGGCACTCATACAGTGCCCGTGCGATATCCACTGTTTCATTCGGGGACATAACCAGCTTCTTTCAACAGGTTCACCAAATCTTCCAACCGCATCACCGCATACTGGTCAGCAGGGTCGCCGTATGAGCGACGTTTCACCACCAGAATCCCGTGGTTCGCGTCAGCGTTCTGCCGTTCCGTTTCGGTTTGACGAAGCCACGTTGACAGGTCAAGTGTCTTGTGGTTTTTGCACTCCCACACCAACGGGCCTGTGCCAGTGATGTCACCTTTGTCAACTGACCCGTATAACGCTCGCCGTTCAGCGTGTGTCCACCCACGTGATTGCAGGTACCGGACGATAAGTGTTTCAAACGAGGTGCCTTTGCTGCGTGATGCGCTCATTGAGTCATCTCCTTGTACGCCAACCTGAGGTCGTTCAACTTCTCAGAAGGGATAGGTTCACCCCAAGTGACACCAGCTCGCTCAGCGACAGTGTTCGGGTCCAACTTGGATTTCACACACGCCCCCTCAAACTGTGCAACCTGAGCGTCGGACAGGAACGATGGTTCGTTTGCCACCTCAACTGCTTTGGCTGCTAACCGGCTTGATGCTTTCGCCACTTTGCTACCAGCGTTGATGCGAGGGGAGGCAGGAGTGGGTGACTCGCCCGTGTCATCCCACTCCTGCTTCGACCAGAGGCTGAGTGCGATACCGAACCGCATCGCAGCGTTCCTCAGGAAATCACCGACAAGTTCCTTGTCCAACTCTTGTTTGTCTGCACGAACAGACCCAACACCGAGACGTGACTGGCCAAGAATGGTTAGTTCGCCCCACATCGTGGCGATGCCGTTCTCCACATGGACAGCCGGACGTCCGTTGTCCCATGCAATAGGAACCCAACGCCAATGCGGGTCCACTTCCAAAAGGATGCGGGTGATTTCCGCATGAGACACATAGTCGAGCTGCATCCCACCTTTCGGTAGTTTGCCAACAATCTTCGGGTCGGGAACCCCGTACTTTTCCAGTACAAGTTTCAGTTTCTCTGTGTTTGCATTATCCATCACTTCGCTCCTTTCAAAAGCAGTGTTCTAACTGTGACGGTCCTTTGGTACTTGTCAGCCAACTCAGGGTGGTCAGCTTTGAATGACTTGCTGTCAAACGATGAACGAGCCTGCGCTTTCCAGGTGGCAACAACGGTGCCGTTCACTGACAGTGCTGAGTGTTCACCAATCGCCTCGCAGATACGAGCCTTTAGCTGGTCCTCAAGTTCCTGATACGATTTCAGTTCCGATTTGACGTGCTTGAACTGGTCAATCAAATCCTGGTACTCGCCGTCCACTTCCACCACATCATCATCAAGTGGTTCTGGGTATCTGGTTTGGATGGTGGAGAACGACCACTCAACACCCGAAGGGGTCATACCCAAATCGATTGCTGACAACCACTGCGATGCCGCTTTCAGGTGGCCTTCCTTGTCATCATCGGTTACTGGTTGCTGATGGATGTGCAGTTGCAACGATGAATCAAACACTGCCCATGTCACAAGGTCAACGTCTGCGCAGATGGCCTGTTGTATTCCTTGCATACGCCAGTAGTCAGGTAGTTCGCCGGACCATTGGCGGTTCATTGTTTTGATTTCCAACACTTTGCGTTCGTGTTCCGCTTCCCAGAAACCGTCAAGTGTGGAGATGAGACGGATGGCGCGGTCGTGGTCGTCGTAGCAGAACAGTTCCTCAGGGGTGTGGTAGTTCACACCGAGACGGTCGTTTGCCCATTTGATGCACAAAGGTTCAAGGTCGTTGCCACGTGTCATCGCCCATGTTGGTTCGGTTGGGACAGGTGCAACACCGGACAGCATCTCGGCTGCGTACTGGTCTGCTGGTACGAACGGGTGACGGTCGTAGATTGCAGCGGCAGCTGATGCTGAGATTCTGCGTCGACCCTCCTCGTCTTGGTACCTGATGTTCAACCAGTCCTGTCCACCGTGTTCAGGTTTAGACAGTCTGTAACGCACAGGTCCGGCGTTGTTCTTCTTTCGGCTTGTTGCCATGTTTCCCTTCCTTTGTTTTGGGCTTTGATTACACCCTAATGACGGGGTGTATCAGAGTCAAGCATTATCTAACGTCGGTGTCAGCACCATTATGCGACGCACCATGCCGCTTGGTATGTACATCGCGTGGATACCTTCACCTTGACACAGGGTTTGCCACAACGAGACATGGTTAGCTTTGGCACCTGGGTCTGTTTCCGGTATCAGAAACCCGACGGTTTGCACAATGCACTCACCGTCATCCTCCAGCTCCTCAAGGCTTTGCCAGCCAGCCTCGCTGGTGTGGGCGTCAGCCCACTCAACTAGGACGATGGGATATGGGAGGTCAACCCTTGCCATAGGTCACACCCTACTAGGCGACTTTCTGTTTGCGACGAACCTGCTCAATGGCTTGGTCTATCGCTTCGACACACTCCACAAGGGCTTGTTCCTCTGGGCCTTTAGCCACAACCCTTTGAAGAAATGTTCTGATTTGGAGGAGCACACGAACCGTCATAAGGGGCGTGACGGTAGCACAGTTACAGGTCACCCCGCACATGGTCACGGATGTGCCCGTCAACCTTGTTTTCGATGCGGTTCAAAGCGTCCGAGACAATGGCGTGGTCCTCACGGTTTTCCTTACGAAGTGCTTGAACGAGTGCTGCGAGCACCGCACCGACAGCGGTAATCACCGCAACCGTGACCGCTTCCATTACTCAGCCCCAACAACTTCTTTCCATATTGCAACGACTGCGTGGGGGTTGTCCGCCAACTTTGGAGAAATCTCCCAATGGCACCATGCTGCACCAGGTGAACCACCGTTGTCGTCAGCAGTCCAAATCTTCCAACCGGCCTTACCGCCAAGTTCCTTACGGCTGCAACGCCACCCGCGACCCCACGCCTTGCCTGGACCTTTGCCATCTGGGTCATGGGCGTAGTCGTGGATTTCTTCAATCAGAAACTTCTCAGCGTTCGCTTCCAAAAACTCAATGATGTCC